CATGCCCGGGAAGCCCTTGCCGTCGTAGCTGCGGCCATACCAGATCTGCTTGCCCAGGAGGATGAGCGCGGCCTGCATCACACCCGCGGCCTCCGAAGCCTGGTAGCCGCCGACGCCGCCGCGGCGCCAGTTGTCCGCGATGTGCTTCGCCGCCTCGACCCTGCCGCCGAAGCGGAAGCATTCATGCTTCTTGAGGTCGAACTGCGATTTGCTCGGAGTGAAGCCCTCGCCGGCGTTCGCGAACGCGACGGTCGGAAGCGCGGTGCGGTGCAGCGTCTCATAGCTGAGCTGCCCGGGCTCCATGAGGTCCTCAGAATCGAACACGGAGAGCTCCGGTGCGAAAGTCGAGACCTCCTCGATCAGATCCCCGACGACGTCATTCGAGTTGGCCTTGGCCAGGTCGAGGAAGTTCAGCGATGCGCCCCAGAGGACCGTGTGCGTGGTCTCATGCGGGGCCAGCGCCCAGGCGACCAGGACGATGGGCAGAAGCATCACGCAGAGCGCTGCGGTGGCGAAGATGTGAAGTTGGGCTTGGCGGCTTTTCATGATGGCAGATTGCAGATGGGAGATGGGAGTTGGGGCGGATCAGTTCTGGCCGTGGAGTTCGCGGTGGCGCGCGTTGAGCCGTTCGCGCGCGGCTTCGAGGCCTTTCGCGCCTGGATTCGGCTTGTCCGGGTCCTTGGGGTCGCCGGCATTGGTTTCGCGCTTGATGGGGGCCACGCCGGCTGCCGCGCAGCGCTCCGTGACCTGGCGCTCGATCTCCTCGTCGCGGCCGGCGTTCGCGGTCTGCAGATGGTTGCGTGCGGTGTCGCGCTCGCTGGTGAGGGTGGTGACCTGGCCGGTGAGCTGGCCGTTGGCCGTCTCCAGCTCCGTCACGCGGGACTGTGCAGCGGTCAGATCCGTGCGGGCCTGGTCGCGCTCGGCGGTGAGACTTGTCACCTGCGTGGTGAGCTGCTCGTTCTGGGTCCTGGCCTGGTCCCGCTCCTGGGTGAGAGTGGCGACCTGTTGTTCGAGTTCGGCGATCCTTCGTGAGTTGAGCATACGCGCGGCGAGTTCAGCCGAGCGGCGCGTGTCAATGCGGACAGCGGTTCACCTTGTTGCGGCGGACCTTGATCACATGATTCGATGGCGTGCCGCTCGTCATCGCTTCAACCCATGCCTTCGGTGGTGGAGGCAGAGGCAGAAGCGTGCGGAGATCCGGCGCGGGCTCTCGCGGGCGGATGACCAGCTCAATGTTCGGGCGCGCCATGTTACCGGCCGATCAGAGCCGAGACGTATTCGTCCAGAGACGCATTGGTCAGCTCGTCCACCAGGCCGAGATCCTTGGCATCCTTTCCAGTGAAATGCTGGCCTTGCATGGCCTCGTCGGAAATCTTCCGGAGGCTGGTGACGGCGGCCTTGAACTCATCATGCAGCATGGAGACCTCCCGCTGCAGGATGCCGCGCTCTTCATCGGTGAGCTCCTTGAAACTGGCGCCCATGGCCTTCAGCCGCCCGCTCTTGATGAGGTTCACCTTCAGGCCCTCCATCTCAAGCGCCTTGGTCTGGTCGAGCAGGGCCATGTAGACGCCGATGGATCCGGTGACGGCGCTTGGCGCTGACGCGATGACATCGCACTGGCTGGCCAGCCAGTAGCCGGCGCTGCAGCACAGCGCATCAATGTAGGCATGCATCTCCTTTTTCTGACGCATGGCGGCGAGCCGGGCCCCGGTCTCCGGCACGCCGGTGGCGCTGCCGCCGGGCGTGTTGAAGTTGATCACGACCTTGGTCAGATCCTCGCGGCCTTCGATGTAGGATAGGGCGTTGTTGAGGTCGTTGATGTCGTAGCCGCCGTAGCAGTCCATTTCGAAGTCGGTGATGGACTTGTCGATGATGCCCTGCACCTGGATCACGGCGACGTCGCCGAAGGTCTCCATGATCTTTACCATCCGGCGCTTGGCGCTCTCGGATCTCGGCTCGGCCGCGAGGGGATGATCATCTCCGACATTCGCGATCGCGACCGCATTTCCGCCCATGCGGGCCAGCAGCTCGCGCTGGAGCTGGTGCGCCACGGATTGCCGGACGAGCAGCGGACTGTTGAACAGCTTGGCCCAAAGGTGCGGATAGACTTTCATGATGGTTCGTTCGATGGGACGTGGACGTTGGTGACGGCGCCGGGCGTGGGCTCCCAGAGCAGGTTGAAATCGATGCCCTCCTTCTCGCACTGCTCCTTGGCCCACTTCACAAAGCGGATCTCGGAGAGGATCTCCTCGCGCGCGTCCTGGCCGCGCTCGTCGAAGAGGCGCTCGTGACTGAGCGCCATGTTGCGGATGAGCTTGATGTTCGCATCCGCGGTGCGGCCCATGTCCACGGTCAGCTTCGCCGGACCGCGATACGAGGCCCTCCACCAGGTGGGATCCTTGCACGGGCGCAGCGCCCCGGATTTCACAGCCACGGCGGTGTTCCACACATACAGCCGGCGCGTGTGCCGCCAGATGATCACGTCCTGCACCAGGTCGAAGAACTGCTGGGCGTCCTCGAGCGTGGCGCGGCTGTTCGCGCCATTGAGACCGGCGAGATTGTAAACGACCTCGAGCGGCAGGCCGAAGCCACAGGCGATATCGCGATACAGGAATTCGAGGAACGCGAGCAGGTTCGAGCTGGGGCGCTGGGAGGATTGCAGGTCCACCTCGCCCTCTTCGCCGAGGTAATTGATCATCCCGCCGCCGAAAATCTTCTCCAGGGCGCGGGTGTCGTCGGCCACGGCGGTTTCGCCGTTCAGCCCCTTGATCTTGCCGAATGCGCCCTGCTTGTTGAGCTTCCCGCTGCGCTTCACCGTGACGGCCAGGGCGCTGTGGAGCTTGGCCGTGCCGGTCTCCAGGGCGCGGAGATCGAGCACGTCGATCCCCTGGTTCATGCCGGAGTAGAACCAGGTGATGCCCCGGACCTGTTTCGCGCGGCGGCGGCGAAACAGGTGGATCATGGAGTCGCTGGGCACCGAGCGGAAGCCGGCCTGCGCCGGCGACCAGGCGGGAGGACCCGGAAGCTCCCGCACGGCATAGAACACCGGCCGGAGGAAGGCATCCGTCCAGATGCCCTGTTCCCAGCGTGGCGTGGAGCGGGCGTCGATCTCGAAGGGATCGAGTGGCTGCACCATCGGCGCGCCGGCCGCCGTCCTGGTCAGCGCCTCGAAGAATTCACCGTCGCCCACCAAGCTCTCGACGGCGTAGCGCTGGTCCTCGTAGAGGTCGCGGGAGGCGTCGATGCTGTAAACATGCGGGGATCCGGCCCAGGACTCGAACCGGGCGCGGTTCAGCTCGTTCCACTCCTCATCCTGGGTGATGGGCCGGACCGTGATGCCGCGGCCGACGGCGCGCTTGCTGGTGGTCTGGAGGATCCGGGAAATGATCCCGAGATTGGCATCGAGCGCGCGGACCTTGCGCAGGAGCTCGACGCGCGTGATCCGGTCCAGCTCCTTGCGGGAATTGATGGGGAACTGCAGGAACGCGCTGCGCGCCGGCGATTGGTTGGCGCCTTCGTAGCCGCTCTGGCTGCCGGTGTTGGTGTCCGTGGAGTCGGAGGCCTGCGCACGTGGCGGCGTGCTTCCGGCAGCCGGGGAGCTGCGCCGTGGGCTGGAAGCCCTGGCCACTTTCTTGGTCAGCGTGCGAGGCATGAGAAATCGGCGTAGGTGGTGCTGACGCTGTCATCCTCCTCGTCGAGGATCTTCAGCGCCCGGCGGCAGCACTGGATGATCTCCAACGCGGAAAACTGGAACCGGCGCTCGAAGGTCTTGCCGTTGAGCGTGGCATTCGTCAGCATGACGATCTCACCGCGCGCGGCGGTGATCTTCGCGCGCGCGTCGCTCATCAGGCCCTTCACCCATTCGCTGTTCCCATCGGCCTCGCTCTCGGCGACAAGGAGCTGGACGAAGTCGTCTGCGGTCATGCCGCTCGGCGGCTGTCAAAGACCCGGAAACCACAACGGCCCGGAGCTTGCAAGCAAGGCGGGCCGCTGGGTAGAAGTGAGACGCGCGGAGGATAGTGTCAATCGCGCTCCTTCGCAATCGCCTTCGCGCGTTCCTCGTCCTCCTCAAGGCGCTTGTTCCTGAGCTCATCGAATTGCTCCTCGATCTGGTCCCGCAGGGCCTCGTGCATCTTCTCCGTGTCGCCGAGGTGGTTGCCATCCTGGCCGACGACTTCCCATTTCAGGGCCACGGATCCGTTCGGCTGCTTCTTCTCGACCGTGCGCTCGGCGGTGACCTGGGCGATGTAGTCGGTGCCGACGTTCCGCGGGAGATACCAAGCGGCGCGGTGCTCCTTCATGCAGCCGTAGTAGAGCTGCTGCTTGAAGTGATCGTCGAAATACCAGACGAGCTGGAGCTGGTCGTCATAGACCGGGGAGAGCGTCACCGTCTTCCCGCGGAGATTGCCCGCGCTGCCGCCTTTCGAAGGCGAGAACACATCGCGATGCGCGAGGCAGAATTCATACACCTTCTTGTTCTGTTGAGCCTCGAAACCGCTGTCGATGAGTCCGCAGTAGACGTGGAAGGTTTCTTCGTGCTCGCCGGCTGGAAGCGCGACGCTCCCGGGATTCTTCCAGACGTAACCATGACGCTTGCCGGCGTCGGTCAATTTCAGGCCGGCGAACTCTTCGATCTGCGCCCAGCTCACGGCGCTGCCGTAGTCCACCAGGGCGGTCTGCGTGGGCCAGCCGTCAGTGTCCCAGTTGATCCCCCAGGCGCGGATGCTCCACCAGAAGCCGAAGCCCTGCACGTCCACGGTCATGGTGAGCAGCTCGGGCCGGAACGGGAGCTGGCCGAGCACGTAGTCCGGCGACCGGGTGATGATGCGGTCGATGTCCGTGGGGGTGAGCGCGGAGGCGTAGCGCCGGAAGGGAAGGCCGAGGTCGGAATTGTAGAAGTCGTGGAGCTTCGAGAGGGAGCCGCGCGCGAGCAGGAATTTCTTCGCCAGGGTGCCGATGTGTTCAAATGGGCTGTAGGCCGCCCAGGTGTGCGCGCTGATGGTGTCCACCGGCGCCAGGGGATTGTGCGCGCGCCACTCGTGGCGCTGGAGCATCCAGTTAAGACCTGATGCCTCAATCAGCTTCCCGCAGTGGCCGCATTTGAAACAGGATTCACGCTCGACGCGTTCCAGGTCGTATTTTTCTCCATCCTTGCAATGCTCGAAATGGACCCAGATCGTCTTCTCGTTGCGCGCCCTCGGTTTGCCATCTTTGCCTTTGCCGAGGGTCTTCCCGTTGCGGTCGAAGGGAACATCCTTTTCCTCGGGGAAAAACGTGATCCTGGCCTTCTGCTGACACTTTGGGCAGGGAACGTAGCAGTGGTGCTGACTGCCGGCGAGGAACCGGATCCAGGTATCGCCGGTCTCCACCGTGGGAGTCGAATTCCAGATGATCTTCCGCGTGTGCCGAAACTGCTTCGAGCGGACGATGGCCAGTTCCGCCGGCGGTGCCTCCGCTTTGATGTCGTTGCGGAGTTTGTCGCCTTCGTTGATGACGACCATCTCAGCCTGGCGGCCGCCAAGTTCACTCGCGCTGCCTGCGCCGACGATGCCGAGGGTGCATACGCGCAGGATCATCTCCAGCGTGGTCCAGTGCTTTTTGTCCATGATCACCTGCGCGGCAGCTGGCTTGCATACGAGCACATGAGGCTGAAGTTCGGCACGGCTGAAGCGGCGCGCGGTCTTGCGCGTTGGATCCACCCAGAGGATTGGCCCTGGCCAGACCCCGATCTTGTGAAGGACGCAGCAGATGGAGAACAGGGTCCCGCCGACGCGGGCTGATTTGGCGAGGGTGAAGAACCGCGTCTTGCGGTGCCAGTAAAGATCGAACAGGCCGCGCAGATGCGGCGTGCGCTTCGTGTTCAGCGCCCCGGGAAACAGGGAGCCTACGATCAGCGGAATGACCACGTGCTCATCGACCCACTCCCACATCCGCTGCACGGGCCGCGGCTGCAGGACGGTCTGGATCACGCCGCGCAGCGCATCAGTCAGGCGGGACATTTGCCCGCTGCGTGGGCGTCAATTATCCGAGGATCCGGTAGCATCTGTGCCGGGTCCGACCATCCGCGTCCAGGAAATCGATCCACTCGATGTTTGCGGTGTTGGATCCGTTCACTGGAAAACGCTCCAGGACCATCATCGGAGGCTTGTCGCGGACAGGGAATGGCTTGGCCAATTCATCGGCCTCGGCCGCAGGCGCAACGACAGCGCCGAACAGTTTGGCGAAGAATCCGCGGCGGATGTTCATGAGCGACGTTTGCGCAACTTGCGCTTTTTCGCAACCTGGCGCTTTGATGCTTGAGCGGTCTTGCTGCGACGCGTTTTTATCGGCTTCCGAGAAGTCGATAATTTGGGCTCCAGGGCCGTCGCCTCCGCATCGTCGGGATCGATTTCCGGCACTTCGCCGATCACTTCCTCAGGCGGTGCTTCCAGGAAGTTCGCGCCCTCGAGGCCGCGCAACAGGATCGTGACCTCGGAATCGATGACCTCGTGAATCTCGTCGTAGTCCTTGAGCCCGACGATGGCCTGGGCGCAGCGGCCTGGGAGCTGGTTCAGCGCCGTGCGGAACGCGGTGAGCGTGCGGCCGGCCGCGGCGATGACCTCCCCGATCGGCACGACCTCGCGCCGCTCGACTTCGAGCTTGAGCTTGATCTCCTCGCATCGGAGCCGGAAATGCTCCTCCTTCCAGTTGCTGGGGCGATGGGGCTCGTCCTCCTCATCGTCGAGGATGTCCTGGTCCCGGAGGAACTTCGACCAGGCTGCGACATCGTAGCGGCCGTCGTCGCGCGTTGGTGGGGCACCAACGTCGTTCTGGTGGTTGGTGATCGTCCGGCGCGAGATCCCGAGCCGCTGCGCCAGCTCGCCCTGGGTTTTCGCGAACGCGGATTGTCCCGCCGGCGCCGCTCCCTGGCGCGAGGCCTCCTCCAGGATGGCCAGCTCGCGACCGCTGAGCGTCTGGCCGGCGTTGGCCTTGCGGATGATGTTCGCCAGGTTCTTGAGCGCGATCTTCTCCGCGTCCTCCGGCGTGAGCTTCACGCGGGCGGATAATTGTCAAAACCAGCGATCGTTTCCGTTAATGTGCCAACATGGAACCAGAATTGACGTTGTTTTTCAACGGGGAGACGTCCGGTCCTTTCTCGTTACAAAAGATCGATCGATTGGCCAGGAAGGGGGAGATTCCTGAGGGCAGCCTTTACTGGCATGCAGAGTCGGAAAACTGGCGACCACTCATCGGCCTTTTGGGGGACCTCTACCCAGATAGGTTGAGCGATTTTATTGCGTCGGGAATCCGACGAGTGGAGGCATTAGGCGCGCGAGACGGAAGGGATTGTGAGGTCTGCTCTTCGCTCGATGGGAAAGTTTTTCCAATCGATGCCGCACCAAAAATTCCACCAGAGGGGTGCCGCTGTATGCCGTGGTGCCGGTTGCTCTTGGTTGCGACGCGTTGAACAATCATAGCTCAAGCTCCCCCTGTGAATCCCGCCTGATTTCCCTCGCAGAAGCCTCGTAGCGGTCGCTGACGTCGCCGCGCGGGTGGAGTTGGCAGCCTTGTTCGAAGAAGTGCTTCCAGCCCCGATTTCTCGAACGGCCGCGGGCGGTGTGCCGGTCCAGGGCGAAGTCCGGGATCTCGCGTGAGGGCCGCGGGCCTTCGTAGTGGTGAATGAGGGCGTGGTCGACCGCGCGCGACTTGGGGCTCCTGGAAAGGAGCATGACGGCGTGAACCAGGAACAGGCGCTCGGGCGCGTGGATGGTGTCCTTCTTCCGGCGCTGCTCGAGCCAGTTCTCGTAAAGGCCGCGGATCTGGCAGGGGACACCTGGAGCGGCCAGGCCGACGTCCTCGCTGGCGATGATGCGCAGGCGCTTCCAGACGTATTCGGCGAACCCGGCCAGGTCGAGTTCCGTGGACCAGAACAGGGCCCCGTCCTCGTCGCCGCGGCGGATGCATTTCTGCATGGCCGAGGCGACTTCCCCGCACTTGTAGCCGCCGGGGGTGGGCATTTCAGCGAAGGTCATTGGCGGGCTCCTTTCCGTGCGGCTTTGTAACCGCGGGCGTCATGCTCGGCGGCGCGGACGTTGCAGCCCTCGCTCTCCAGGCATCCCTCCGGGACCGCGCCGCGCGCGATCGCTTCGGCGGCTGATGCAGATATGCAGAACTTTTTGCATAAATGCATGGCCGTCTGTCGCACGCTGGGCGCGTCCACCTGGAAGCGTATGAACCGGGATTCCAGCCGGCCTTTGTTGAGGGCCTGCAGTTTCCCGTAATCGTTGGTGGTGGCCAGGACCGCCGTCCGCGCTGGGAGGTAGTCCAGATAGCTGAGCAGCTCCGCCACGGCCGAGGATGAGGCGTGATCGAGTTCGTCGACGCGCTTCACTGTCCAGCTGGAGAACAGATTCCCGTAGGCTCCGCGCTCGCGCCAGGCGCGAACCAGGTCGATGCCGAGGGACTGGCCGTTCACGTGCTCGATCGAGAACCGGGAACCGGTCAGCTCGAGCGCGAGCTGGTCGCTGAGCGCTGTCTTGCCGACGCCGGGGTTCCCGGTGAGCAGGACCGCGCCGCGATCCGCGTCGCGGAAGACCGCCCGCGCCGCCCCCAGAACGGAGGCGGCGGGGCCGATAAGTGCGCTAGGATGCGTTTTCATCGGTGGGTGTGAGGATGAGGGTCCGGTGGTCGACGCGCAGCGTGTAGCGGCCTCCTGAGCGGAAGCCGAGGCGCTGGAGCCAGCGACCGCTGAGGCGGATGAAGGGGATCTCTTCATTGTTCCGCCGGCGCCGGGTGAAGACGTAGGAGACGGTGCGCGTGCTCATGCCGCCACCCCCTGCGCGTATTTGAGGACGTTGACCCGGCCTCCGGCGGGCGCGGGCGCTCCGGCCTTGGTGATGACGGCCGGGGCGCTGTCCCTGGCGAAGACCAGGGCGGCGAAGGCGAAGGCCTCGACGCACCCGAAGGCCGCGATCGCGTCTTCACTCCAGGAGGCGAGGGATTTCGACTGCTCGCCGAAGCGGTGCCGGAACTGGCCTGTCTTCCGGCAGACGTAGATCTCCCCGGCGCGCCACTGCTGGAAGGCGGTCCGGAAGACGTTGAGCTGCCGGTGGCAGCGGACGATGCGGTTCACGCGGGCGAGGCCGCGCGAGCGGATTTCACTGATGTTGCGGTTCTGTTTCATGTTTTTGGTGCCCGTTTTTCGGGTGGCTCGTCCCGTTTTTTTGTTCGACACGATTGAATTCTCGCAGGCGCCAGTCGTGACGTCGCGAGAATTCAATCGCCTTTTTTCAAAGGAGGCAGCCGTCTCCGGATGCATCCCAGAAGTCGCGGCCGCCTTCGTCCGGCAGCCAGTAGGTGTTGGAATAATGGCAGCCGTCGACCTGCTTCCATGAGCCGACCCGCTGGATCCCGCCGGCGCTGAGCTGGGCCCAACGGCAGTAGCTGAAGCGCTCCAGCCACTTGAAGCCGAAGCGGGCGACGAGCGTGGCGGCGACCCGCGTGTCGCTCACCGGCTCGCGCCGGTGGAAGCGGATGTCGAAGTGAGCGCGGAAGCGGGCCCACTCGGACCAGGTCCCGTTGTGAAACAGGACGCTGCGGGCGGATCCGTGCTGCCGCAGCTCCGCCTCATGGGTGATAGGGAAGGGGTGGCACAGATGCGCGTTCACGCCGCCCACGGAGGCGATGCGGAAATGCACGATGGCCGGACCCTCGATGCGGCGGAGCTGGTGGTGGATTTGCGCGACGGTGAGGTTTTTCTCATAGCGCACCTTGCGCCCGTCGACCCAGGCGATGCCTGAGCCGTGGGCGTTGGCCTGCTCGCAGAGCTGGAGCTGGCGGCGGCTGGGGCGCACATCGCGCCCCGGTGAAGTGATGATGACACACATGGCGAGGTCCTCCGGTGATGGGTTCAGGCCTGCGCCGATTTCCGGGTGAGAAGCAGCAGGTCGAGCGCGGCCTGCTGGGCGTCGTATTTCCCGCCCATCTCCAGCGCCTTCGCGACCATCTGGGGGAACCGATCCGTGAAAGTCGGCGAGCCGACGATGCGGGCCATCGGGCGCACCTTGAGAAAGTTGGTGAGCGCCTTGGTGCCGGTGAGCGTCTTGTTCTCCCAGCCCGCCGGCGTCTTCGCGTTGCGGGCGATGACGCAGAGGGCGAGCACCGAGAACAGATGCACCAGCACCTTGCTGACATTCAGGGTGCCGGCGAAGCAGCGGAACTCGACGGTGCCCCGGGTGCCGAGGTTCGTCAGGTTGAGGATGTGATAGCGGCCGGCCTCGCGTGCTGCATCGGTGATGACCTTGGTCCGCTTGATGCGGGCGATCGCGCGCTTCGTGTTCGCTCCCAGCGGGGCGCAGTAGGCGCCCTTCTCGCGGCTGAGCGTGCCGGTCTGCGCGTAGAGCGCCTTGCTGTTGAAGGCGACCAGGCGCGTGAGCCGCTCAAGGTAACCCGTGGTCTCCTCGCCGGCGGCGGCGCTGCTGATGCCGACGTGGATGTGCATGCCGCACGAGGCATTCACCGATGCGCCGATCTGATGGAGGAACTCGACGAACTCGATCAGGTGCTTCACACCTTCCTCGCCCTTCAGGACGGGCGAGACGAATTCGCAGGGCCGGTGACCGGGCTCGCGGACCCGGATTGACCCGTCGGCTTCCGCCTTCCAATGATTGCCTTGGAAGACCGGGAACCGCTGGGAGACTCCGCCGATCAGCGCGGTCCTGGCCGGAGTCCCGGCGTGGTAGTAGCCGACGGTGACAGCCGCCGAGCTGGGGATGGTCGTTTCGAGTTCGACCCCGAAGGTGACGTTATCGATCTGGTTCATTTTCGCACTGCCGTTTTTGGGCGGGTTGCTCTTCCCGGTTTGATTTTCTCTAACGCCTCGATAATCTTCTCCGCGGCTCTCGACGTCGCGCGAAAAAGAAGAGACCCGGTCGTTTTGACCGGGTCTCGTTGGCAGGGCCGATGCTTACGCCGTGCTCGGAGTTATTCGGAATCTTTAACCTTGTAGAGCTGTGCGATGAAGGCAGCGCGATCTTCCTGAGAATCCTGGGTGATTCCGACTTCTCCCTGCCATGCGCGATAGTCACCTATGCTCACGTTGATATAGCGATTCGACGCACCCCTAGTGCGCGCGATTCTGCCAATGGCGCTATTGACCATCCGATGAAATTCGGAGGTTCTCTTCGGATTGAAGAAGCGCGCCGTCTCTTCGTCCGCAAATCCCGGCAGGAACAAGAATTTCCCGCGGAGATCCTCATCGAGATTCCGCTCCGCCCACTCATGGGCTGCGGCCTTTGCCGTCTGCCAGCTCACGCTGGCGACTTTAGGGTCACCTTTCACGATTGGCAACAATCGCCTCCAGTGTCAGGCACCCATCCAACATCGTTGAGATGGATGAATTTTTCGCTGCGGCCATCGGAGAAGGTGAGCATGACGTTTCTGGTCTCATCGAGCTTCACGTCTATAAGATCTCGCAATTTGCCCTCGCGATAGAGGCGAACCAACAATGGATCGGGGAGCCGATCGAGGATCGGGTTTTGCATTTTCGTTCTGCCGTTTGGAGGGTGGCTGATCCCTGTTCATGGTTATGAGTCAGCCTCCGCCTGGTGAAGCGAAGGGCAGGTGCATGGTGATTTTCTGGACGCCGGCGTAATCGCGCTTCCTTACGGCGCTGAAGCCGCCGACGTGGAAGATCTCGCCCCACTTCTGGCGCAGCAGGTCGAGGTCGCGCTTCTCAGTCTCGCTGTTGCGGTGCTCGGACTGGCCACCCTTGCCGATGAAGGTGCCCTTCTGCTGGAACACGTAACGGCAGTTCTTGAAGCAGAGCCGGTGCTTCCATGCGTTCATCGCGCTGATGTCGTAGTCGTTCTTGCCGACAACGCGCGGGTCGAACCGGAGGCCGTGGCCGCGGATGAATCCCATCGCGCACCCATTGATGTAGCCGGTGAGCATGAAGGGCCGGAGCCCGCTGTGGAATCGGATCGCGCCGTTGGAGGCCTCCCAGCCGAAGAAGAAGACGCCGGCGTCCCGCGCGAGCTGGGCCGTGTGTTCGATGATGGCGTGGACCTGGTCGGGCTCGCGGATGGTCGCCGGTTCGCGCTTCTCGGCGAAGCACCGGATGATCGCCTCAAGGTCATCGTCCAGGAGCACTAGGACCTCCGCGTCGCAGTGCTCGAAGATCCAGTTCAGCTTTGGCGTCAGGCCTTTGACCTGGTCGGGATGCACCAGCAGGCGATTGGTCACAGCCAGATAGTCATCGCGCTGGCTTTCGGGCACGCAGATCTCGAACGCGCCGTTTCGAAGCAGGCGATGGGTGGTCATCGTCCTTGCCCGGCTCATCGAGGGTATGACGATGCGAACGGAGGGACCGGAGGAAGCGGTAGAAGGGGACAACGCGGCCGATGCCGACGTGCGAGTTCTTGTAGCTCTTCTCCGTCCGGACGCCCGCGAGGTTCTGCAGGTGCTGGAAGTCCGTTTCGTTCGTGGTGAAGACGACGACGTAGTCATAGCGTTCATGGAGCTTGGCGGTGATTGGGAATTGTGCCTCCCCGTCAGGAGGCGTGACCTTCATGTCCTCGATCTCCTGCATGGTGAGGCCGGCGATCTGCAGGTCGATCTTGCCGTCGAGACCGGACAACAGCGCGCGGAGCTTCGACTCATCGGTCCCAGCGAGCTGCGCCAGCTTGTTGTCGGCCAGCATGTCCGCCAGCTCCTGCTCCTCGTTGTCGTAGTCCTGGTATTCCACCGGGACGACCGGCCACCCGCGCGCGATCGCGGTCAGGTTCAGCCCGTGACCCTTCACGATCATTCCAGATCGCTTCGAGATCACGATTGCCCGGCGGAAGCCGGTCTCCATGACGATCATCCCGTAGAGATCGAGCTGCTCCTTCGGATGCTTGTGCCATTCGTTCTTCGGATTCGGAACGTTCGAGGTCGGATCGACCAGTGCGTCATGCATGCAGCGGATGAGCGGCCCGCCGGCCGGCCGTTTTTTATGGGAACGTGTTTTTTGGCACATATGCGGAAAAACGCGGGAAGAAGAGGGGACGGCCCGGGGTGGGGGCCGTCCGAAGAGATTCCTTAGTGGGGGGTAGGCGGGCTGCCTGCCTCTCCCTCAGCGGATTTGTTCATACAGTGTTGCTAGTGGTTCGAGGCGCTCACGCCAAATCTGCTTTCGCTCAGGCTCCCATTCGCTCACGGGTTGCCGCTGTATCTCGGAACTCAATGCCCCAGTGAGCCTGGTGATGCGGACCAACAACGGATCGTCACAACCGGGGAGCGCTTTGCCCGAGGCATCGGACCTGCTGGATTCGGGGAGAAGATCAGCCAGCAAATATGCCTCCCGCACGCTCTTGGCATCATCGATCCTGATGATGCCTTCGCGGATTCGCGCATAGAGCTCCATTCGCTTCTGCGCCAGACGATGAATGGCAGCAGGATCGTTGGACGAGCTGAGCCCTGATAGATGCCTGGTCAGCCAGGCGAGCCAATTGCCGTGGCCGAGCTGGGCTTTCATTTCGGTGAGCAATCGCCCGACCTCCGCCCTTGCCCTGACTGTTTCTGTCGCATGCTTCACGGCATTTTCGCACGAGCGGACTGCGTCGCTCTCGAGCGCGATGATCTGCGCTGCGACTTTGTCCATATCGTCGGCAATGGCCTTCTGCGAGATTTGCTTCGCAGATCGCGCAAGCGCCGCCTGTTTGCCGTCAGCGTCCATAGATTCCAGCAATGAAGAGATCGCCCATTGACCAGGTGGGTTTGTGAATGCGGGCGCGCCGGCCACGCTGCCTGAGGCGATATTTCTTCCGCGTCGCGAGCTTGCGCATTCCACTGCCCGGAGCGAGGCCAAGTTCATCGCATAGTAGGATGCAACGCTTGCTGATCGCGGCCCGGCTCAGGTGGTTTTTGCGTCCGATATCGGCCTCGGTGATCGATCCCTGGACATTGGTGCCCACAACGAAATCGATGCATTGGGCGGTCAGGAGTGCCGTCGACCCGGAATCGATGATCGCAGCAAGGATCCGGCTCAACATTTCATTTTGCTGCTTCGCATCGGCACCCTCGTTCCGGGATCGATTGTGGAAAGCCATCGCGAACTTTGCGGTTCCATCGGCGAGTTCTGACCAGTTTTGCGGCGAGCCGGCGCCGCGCCAGAATTTCAGGGCTTTCTCGCGGCATCGGTCCTCAGGTGAATCCACTTCCGCGGCCAGGTCAGGCACATAGCTGTTCTCCGGCCAATCGGCCGGATCTCGGTTCATAGAGCCCACAGCCAATGAATTAGCAAAACTTAGCGACAAAAGCAATACATAACCGGTTATCACGATTTTACCTCCTCGACTTGCTTTAAGCGCTTTCTCGGTGGCACCCATCCCATCCTCTTCATCTGCCCTGTGATCACCCACCCTGGTTCGGAATGAGGGCCGAGCTTCCCATCGCAGCGCAGGCGATATTCACCGATCGCATTGAAGACCATGATTGAATCCGTCCTGATCTCTCTCCGCCAAAAGCGTTCGTGCTGCAGAAAGCTCTGCCAGCCCCTCTTGGAGCCGGTCTGCATCGCCTCGCAGAGCATCCGCCAGACATCGGCCTGGGCGGCGTCGAAACCGTCCGTATCCTCGACGATCTCCTCGAAGTTCTCCCTCTTCAATGCGCCCATGCGCAACGTTAAACGTTTAACGTTATCTGTTGATGTTAACGTTAAAACGTTACGCGCGCGCGTTAGTATAGGCGGCGGCCCCGTTGGTGGACCACCAACGCTCATTGGTGGACCACCAACGGCCATTGGTGGCCCACCAACGGCAGCTCGACGACCTATTCCAAGATCGTCAGTGAGAGCTTCCTCCAGCATCGCTTTCAGCGCCATTTCAGGCGCTGCGTGATCCTCCCTGGTCGCATCCAGCGCCATCGGGAGCCGTCCTTGGCCGTTCGCGTCTGCCGCGCCATTCAGGCGCCGGCGCTGGACCACGATGAGCCTCGCACGAGCATCCAGCTCGTCCTGGGTGGCCGCTCGCACCCTCGATTTCAGCGGCATTGATTTCGAAAACGGGCACAGCGCGAAGAGCATCGCGCCAGTCTCATCCCGTCGCTGCAGCGCGCCCCGGTCGACCAATTGCGCGAGCGTGCGCGACAGATCCCCTTTGTCCAGGCGGCAGACCGTCGCCAGGTCTTCCAGGCCCACGATGCAGGCCCAAGCCTGCCGCTGGCCGAATGAGAGATCCGCGAGGACCTCGATCACCCGCATCTCCCGTGGCGATAGATCCCACTCCGCGAGCCGCCGGCGCGCGCATGCCAGGAGCGAATCATAGGCCTCGTCGGTCATCGGGCGATCGCGGAGTTCTTGCCCGTCGAGAAAAAAGAACCGCCGCGCGACGGGAACTCCTCATGCGTGGATCCGTCCAGCACCCGGCCCGCAGCCTTCTTCCCGACCCGGGCCATTTGGGCGAAGCGCGAATCAGCGCCGCCCCACTCTTCAGCCAGTCGCGCCTCATCCTCATTCTGGAAGCTGGTGAACATGATCGAGTCCTTCATGGCACCGACGGGTGCGCTCTCGCGCACCAGAACGCGGGCGTGAGGCTTCGCGTCGCGCCCCGCCGGCGCGAAATCTCCCCACTGCTTGAAGAAGAACGGCACACCCGCGGCCGCGCAATCATTGCGCAGCCATCGCACCCAGTTCGGGTGCATCGGCCGCGCCCCAGGTCCGCTCTCACCACCGGCGATCACCCAATGAATCCCAGGCATCGTCCCGAACGAATCCGCGCCGTTGAAGCAGTGAAAAGCCAGATTGATAGGCCCGAGCAGCGGCTCGCATGACAGAAACCGAACTTGCGCCGGGATCTCCAGCAGCAGCGGGATTCGTTCCATCGCACGGCGATCGTTCTCGCACGTCGTTCCGATCCAGACATTGCCGGGAGGAAGCCCACCGAGCCAGGCACAAACCATCGCGTGCGCATCGATGCCGAAGTCGCGGACATCAGGCAACGCCTCCACGAGGAGCTTCCGCCAGTTTTGCGGCCGCTTGGTGAGCAATAGCCAGTCAAGATTTGGTGTCACGCAGATCTCGCCAAGCAGGCGCGCCATAATCTCCGGCGGTATCTCACTGTCCAACCAATCCGCCAGCGACGCGCAGAACACCCGAGGCCGAGATCCCGGGTCAGCGTTGCGGTTCCATTTGCGGGGCAATTCCCAATACCCCTCCTTCGCCACCACGCGCGGCTTCCCCGGGCCCCATTCGCCAAGCACCAGCGGATTCCGATGGCTGAGCTTTTCAGCGTAGCAGTTCGCGCAGCCCTCGCTCACCTTCGTGCAGCCTCGCACGTGGTTGAAGGTATGATCGCACCATTCGATGTTGGTAGTCGTTCCCATGGTCGCGATTCATCCAAGCCCGGCCACGCACGCGCTGCACAAATCCGGCGCCACCCAATGGCACGGATGCCCCGTCCGCTCGATGCACACCGAGCAATCTGCATCCGTGCACCCGCACACGCGGCATTTGCGCGTCGGCTGGCTGTGTTCCAAGTGTCCGAAGCGCGCCGCGTAGGCAGCGATATTGTGGCTCATCAGCTCGTTCTGCATCGCCAGGCCGCAGGCCAGCCCCTCCATCAGGTGGTCGCGCGTGATGTAGCCGCCCAGGAACGCCCGCACCCAGCCATTCACCACCGCGCTGTGATGGAACCTCTCGCGGATCGGATCCGGCAGATTCGCGAACAGCGCCCGCTGATGCAGCTCAGCGACTCTCGGCATCGTGGGTTGAAGCAGGGCGTTCATGAAAAAAAGTGGCTTGCCGCCCGGACTTGTCCCCGGCCGACGGGTTCAATGAGCTTCCTCGCGGTGAGCTTCTGCAGGTAGGTGTCCCGGCTGCTGCGCTTGTAAGCGGTCGCCTCGCTGATCGCCTCGCGGTCGACCGGATTGGGATAGGCCGCGATCACGATCTCAAAGATTCGAAGCTCTCCCTGGGGCAGGCGCGATCGCCAGTGTTCGACCAATGCCTGGCCAGTCGGCAACGGCTCGAAGTCCGCAGGGAGCGCACTGCTTCCTTCAGAAGATGCCGTGATCGCGTCCCCGCAGATCTCGATGAATCCACGCGCCCGGAGCTTCTGCAGGTAGGTATCCCGGCTGCTGCGCTTATAGCCCGTCAGAATCGTGAGCTGCTCGCGCGTGACGCCATCTTCATGTTGGGCGATCGCAGTCAGCACACGCATTTCTCCCTGGGGCAGGGGACCTCCATTCGCCGGCGCCGCGCCTTCCGATGGCATTCTCATTGGGCGCGGCGCCGGTCCCTGGTGTTGTCCTGCAGCCTGGGAAACTCTGGGAGCGCCGGCATCCTGCAGGCGTTGCGGAATCAAGAGTCGAGCCGTCGCATTGCCAACGGCCGCCAGCACGCCGACAGCGTCTATGCCGTTGAACTTCTCCAGCGCCGCAGTGAAGCGCTCGAGCGTTGCCCGCTCGTCCCTCCTCAGCACCGGCACCTCCTTGATCTTCGTCTGCACTTCCGGCCTCCGACTTCCGGCCTCAGACTTCCTCAATTCCCCACGCAGTTTCGCGATCTCCTTGCGCAGCTCCGCCGGATCCTCAGCCTTCGCTCGCTCGATCGTCGCGGCCATCTCCGCGCCGAGCTGCTCCAGGTCCACCGGACTGAGCTTCGCCTGCTTTTGTCGGCCGCCCGCCGCCGGCGTGCTGGACACATCGGCGGTTCGCTTTTTTGCGAACCTGATCGTCTCCGACACCTTCAACCATTGAGGGCTCCAAACATGGGCCTCGCCGATCTCCAGCTTCGGCAGGATGGAAACGATGTCCTCATCAGCGCCCTTCTCGTGGATCCAGGACTCGATCGCCTTGCGTTCCTGCGGCCCCGTCATCTGGAATGCAAACAGGCACTCCGTCTGGTTCAGCGCCTTCTTGTTCACTTCCTGCGGCCGCTGCGAGATCAGCGAGGCCCCGATGCCGAAGTTCCGCCCCAGCTTGATCAGCCGCTCGAACGCCCCGAGCATCTTCGCCTCGAACCCTCCGCCGCCCTTCCCGATGTTCTGCGGCACGAACTCCTGGCACTCCTCCACGAACAGATGCACCGGTGACGGCGCCGCCTTCTTCCGGTGGAAAAACTGAGCCGCGAAATCGTAGGCAAACCGCGCCTGCTCCGATGGCAGGAGCTGCGACACATCCAGGACCGCGCAGATCCCGCGCGTCACCACCAGGTCAGCCATGATCTTCCCGCCGCCAGGCTCCAGAGGGATATCGCCGTGCAACCCTCCGAACACCGGAATTGAGAAATTCCCACCGACGCGCAGCCCATACCACACACCCACCGGGTCCAGCGCGATCACCTGGGCATCATGCTCCAGCATCAGCTCGCAGAGCTTCGTCGCCGCGTAGGACTTCCCGGATCCCGTCCTCCCCAGGAACGCAAGCTTCTGCGTCACCGCATCCAGCGGAAGAGATAGCGAGCTTGAAATTGGAAGGACGGATTTCATCGTGGAAGAAGCTCGATAACGTGTGTCACCCACCATTCGCCCGAGCACTTTGGATTGCATTGGCGAATGAGCCACGGCACCAGTTGTTCCGACCACTCGCGCCACGACCTCCATCCTCCGACGCAGATGGCGTTTATGTCGAAGACTTCGAGCGTCTGCTTTGAAAGTCCGTCGCGGCGCACCGCCACCCAATGAGTCTCGCGATAGCGAACACGCATCGGAACACCCGGCTTTGTCCACGGCCCGGCCCACTGAACACGCACCACTCCGAGGCGTGGGAACTGAGGGTCGCCCGGCGCGTCGCGCCGATAGGTCGTCCGGTGCGGCACTCGCTGCGCCTTGAGAATGTCGGTCATCAGCGTTGGATTCGTATAGCCCTTCGTCTCGAAGTCGCCCATGAGAGGACGCATTTCCCCCGGCGTCTTGTTGAGGACCGCGCAAAGTGCCCCAGGACCGCAGTTGAAACCCCACGCCTCCCCAGCAGCGATTGCATCGTCTATCGTAAATCGCACGGAACCATGCGCAGCAGTCCAATCCGCGCCGCCCCATTCCTCGGCTTGCCGAGCCTCGTCCTCGTTTTGGAAGTTGGTGAACATTGCTGAGTCTTTCATGGCGCGGATGGCTGAGCTTGGTCGTTCTGCTCGGTCAGAGATTGAGCATCCTCAAAAGCGGCGCGAGCTTCACGGATGTTTGCGAATCGCAGGTCGTGCCGCTCAACCCATCCGGCGATTGCAGCATCGGACAACCGCGCAGAACAAGCCGCTGGAACCATCGGCTTATCCCTCAATGCGGCGTCGAAGGCTGGAAGTTTTCTGTCCTGACGATGTGAGATCATGATTTGGATGGCCGTGGTTCAGCTTGGTCGGCCGTGGCTGGCCTCAGAGTTCCTCGCCGGCCGCGGCGGTTTCCCCAGGACGAATGCCACGAGGCTGTCACGGTGGATCAGTGTGATCCCCTTCGTCGCCCCCTTCTTGCGCAGGTAGGACGTCTTGATCTTCGTCCCGGCTTCGTCCAGCAGGTTCGTCAGCTCGCTGCGGCTCAGGCCAGTTACCGAGCAGCGCGCGCCCTTCACGGCCGCCGGCAGCCGGACGAACTCAGGTTCCAGCTCCTTCGGCGGGCAGACGAGCACGCTCACTCCGGGCGGGAGCTGGTCCACCGCCAGGCGCAGAAAGCGCTTTGGGATCTCAAGCACCACGTTCTGCAGCGACGTCGGCGCACCGTTCCCGATCTCCGGGAACAGATCAGCCTCGTCCACATTTCGTGCTGCTGCGCGATCGCTCATGGCTCAGTTCTCAAGCTGCACGGCATAGCGCTTCGCCAGGTCCGCGAACCGCTCCTTCGCCGCGATGTGTTCTTGGAGCGCCTTCTGCAGCTCCTCGATCGTCACCTGCGCAGATGCGTCCCGATGCGCGCGGGGGGGGGCGGACCGTTCCTTCCGCTGGGAGCGCCGGCGTCGAGCTGGCTTCCCATTTGGCTCTGCGCCGTCGCCCTGCCACGAGTCGTCATCCAGCGCAGCTTGAATCCGGTCCACCATTTCGTCGCCAATCGGTCTGCCGCCAAAGAAGGTCGCAGCAGTAGCGGTGCTCATCGGCACACGCTTGGCCAAGCGACCCTTGAATCCTCGCCCCTTGTCCGCCGCGATGGATTGAAATCGCTGGAGCAGCTGCTTCTGTTTCGTCGTCGTGCTCATAGTCTCACTTTCTTCTGGTTCGTTGGTTTCAGGTGTCTCGCCGGTTTCTCTCGATCCAGGAATCACGATGGCATCCAGCTCCATCCGCTCCGCCCGCGCACGCAGCGCCTGAAGTTTTCGCGCCTCGCCTGCCAGCGCCCAATGCTTGCGCCGCTGCTTTTGCGCTGACGTCTCGCCATCCTCCCACTTCTCCAGGTCCACCAGCGTCAGCTTCCCGCGTCGGAACAGCGCGAAGTTCATCTTCTTCTCGTCCGGGCCCGACCCTGGCATCTGCTGCCAGGTGCGGCCGTTGAATGGTTCCTCCCAGATCGCCATGGCTCATCGCCGCGTCCTCCCGTGTTGCTGCACACGCTTCGCTAGATGGCCGGCGGCCCAATCCGCCCCGGCTGCAAACGCCGAGCCAAGCAGCTCGCCAAACTTCCGCCCGTAGCCCTTCGCCACCAGGTAATCGTTGCATGCCTGCTCCATAGGGCTGCGTGCATTCTTGGGCCTGGTCCTCCGTGCGCTCATGGCTTCGAATCTTCCGGCTTCGCCAGGATTAGCAGCACACCCCAAAAGAAAAGCATCAGCAGATTCACGATGCCAAAGAAGGCATCCACGACCGGCGTATCCCCGAACTCGATCCTGAACAGCGCTATGATGACCGCCGTCCAGCTCAACAGCATCATCAGAATAGCGAACAGTTTTTGCCCGAGCGTCATACCACCGCCCTCCTTCTCCTGGGAGCCACGCCAGAGGGTGGCAGGCTGCCGGCGCGCTCGAGGATCGCCCGCCGCCGAACGCGCCGGCAGCGCCGGAGCAGCCTCAGCCGCACCGAGGCCGGCAGCGCCAGCCAGCACTCCCGGCAGAAAAGGTGATGCCGCTTCCGCGGCTCACCGCACGTGCACCACCGCGCGCGAACGCGCCCCTTGGGTCTGTCTCGGACTTCCATGTCGTCTCCTTCTGTGAGAGGTGGACTGTCAGGCGCATCATGCTGTTGTCATTTCACGCTGACGGGAGCGTCCTGCGATCGCGCGGGGCGGGGGAATCACCAAGCGTCGGTTGCCAATCACCGAATCTCCGAACATGTCGATTGCCAAACGGATTACGCCTTGGTCAGTGTTGCGAAGCTGGCGTCCGATCCTGTTGATTTTCTCAGCCTGTTCCTGGTCTAGCCGGAGGTTGATCTGCTTCATGTGTCCATTTGATACCAAAAAGAACAGACCATCAAGAACTATTTGAAAAAAGATTTCAAAAGGCTACATTACAAAGATTGTGAAGAATACACCTTTCCATGTCCGCCTCGACGACGACCAAGCTGAGGCCGTTACAAAGCTCGCGGCAAGATTCCGCGTGAAGGAGATCGACGTAATCCGGTGGGCAATCGACGCCCTAATCGCCTATGTGGAAAAACACGATGGCCATCTCCATTTGCCGGTCGATTTCAACGCACTATGGGAGAAAATCGTGCTCACCGCACCAGAAGGCACCAAGGCGGGTCTGACGACGATCGCCGGGAAAAAAAAGAAACACTCGACCTCGGAAAGGCGACCGGCCTAGCAACGTGATTCCATTCCAGCGGGATCTCTTCTGCTGGCGATAGTCTGGCAAAAAGCTGCAAAACAGATCTGAATCCTCGCGTAACGTTCCGCCATGAAGCAGAGACTATTCCTGCTGCCGCTGTTTGCGGCCGCTGTTTGTGCGGCAGACAAGCCGAAGCTGCCAGAAATGATCAAGCTCCGCGACGGCCGAGCCGTCGGCCACGCCAGCTTGTTGGAGATCAGGGGGGATAACATCAAGCTCATGCACGATGGCGGCGTGAGTGTCATCCCGATCACAGCCTTTTTGGAGTCGGAGCAAAAGCTCCTTGGTTTTGAAGCCGTCGCACCGGCTCCGGATGTAATCCCGCTACCGAATCCATTTAAGGCGGGAAAGAATGAATATATCGGCGCCCACTTGAGCGGCGTGGAGCCTGATGGAATCCGCATATCTCACCAGGGTGGCGCTGCGAAGATCGGCTACGAACTGCTCGATTCCAAGTTGCAGGACATGCTTGGTGGATTCAATCCGACTGCAGCTACCGCTTTCCGAGAACAAGAACGAGAGCGCCAGGCGCATATCATTGCCAACATCGAATCGGCAAAGAATGCCTCCATCGAGGCTGACAACAAGGTAGCAGCCAAGTCCTCCGTTCCCGACAGCGGTGACGAGATGAAGCGACTCCTAGCCGACCCAAATATCATCTCAGATGCCGCCAATGTCTTGCTGACAGGAGGCTCAAGCGGCGGGATGCGCCGCAACACAACCTGGCAGACCGACTACGGCAGCTACAACAGAGAGGACCAGAGCTTCCACGACATCACTGTGAAGATCACATCACGCCTGCGCTCTCCCCAGCGGGTCGTAGTGGAGATTCTCTGGATAACGCGATCAGAAAATGGAGGTCCCCTCACTCCAACAAAGATTGGGGAGCACAAGGTTCTCGTTGGCGCGAATCAGAGCGTGTCTGTGACATCGGGCGGCAAGGCCGATCGCACCGATGACAAATACGTCGCACTCGGAATCCAGATCAAGACCGGGAGCAAATACGTTGGCTGGAGCGCCCGCGCTCGCAATGGACGCGGCCAAATCATAGCTGTAACCAGCTCCATGCCGTATCTGGATGCCTACGGTTGGAAGTGACGCAGCATGAGCGTCGTGCAGTCTTAAGGCAGCGCCGAATCCGTCTTCAGCGCGTGCGGGAAGTCGATCAACCAATGCGCCCCGTCCAGCACCACTCCGAACACCACCGGGAACTGCCCCGTCGTCACATCCGCCACCGTCGCCGTGATGCCTCCGGCCGTTCCGGATGAAACCCGCAGGTTCAGCCCCTCCGTGGACGTCACGCCCGGCGTGAAGTCCGGGTCATACACCACGTAACGCAGCGGCTGGTTCGCCGACGCTGCGTGCAGCGCGATGCCGACCGCGTTCGAGGTCGCCAGCGCATCCGCCTTGGCCAGCTTCAGCGTGTTCGTCGAGGCGTCCAGGTAGACCACTTGGCCCGCGGTGATCGTCGCCCCGGCCGTGCCCTTCTTTGTCACCGCGTCGCTGGACGCCACCACCGAAGCCGCCGTGATTGAGAGATCCGCCGCAAAGATCGGCAGCGTGAGCAGAGACGCCGTGCACAGCAGAGAGAGGAGTTTCTTCATGAACACCCCCGCCATGTCAACGAACCGGTAGGGCGCTGCTGCGCCGGCGCCCTGGCATCGAAGTTGGCACTCCCACGTTTACACCCAGCCACAGGCATGCCCAAGAAAAAGCCAGCGCGCCTCAAGACAGAGCGCAAACCCCTCCACCGGAAGCTCAGCGCCGCCCCGCCGCCGGCGGCGAAGAAGAGCCACGTCACCTTTGGCGCCAGCGGTCATCTGACCGTCCACGGGCCCAAGGGCGAGCGCATCCAAGAGCTCGAGAAGCCCTGGCCCGTCCTCTGGGCCGAGCACGCCGAATCCCTCGGCGTCGATCCGGCCGGCTACGTCTTCCAGCTCCCCGGCGACCATCAACCCGTGAAGCTCGTCCGCCAGCTCGACGGCATCACCTGGAAGCTCGGCAAGTAATCACTCCCGCTCCTTCCCCCAGTCGAACAGATCCCGCTCCGGAATCTTGAGCTTCTTGAGCTTCGATACCGCCGCCCGCTTCTGCTCATCGTCCACGTGCGTGTAGATCTTCGTGCTCTTCACGCTGCTGTGGCCAGCAATATCTCCTGCCACCGATGCCGATACGCCCTCCTTTTGCAGGTCAGAAATCGCCGTATGACGCAGCGAATGAAAACTCGTCTCATAGCTCCTGCGCTTCACGGCCAGCCCTTTGCCGGTCCGGTTGTCCTTCCCGCGGAGCCCGGCCTTTCGCATGATCGCGGCGAATTGAGCACCGATCACATTGGACCGATTTCCGGCCCGGGCGAAACTGCTCCAGCATTTCGGATGCACCTTTGCCGCAGGATCGTCGGAGACGCTCATCGACAGGATGTGCTCGTAGAGCGAATCATTGATCGGCACGATCGCCGGCTTTCCCGTCTTCATGCGCACATAGCGAACGATCCTTCTTTCGAGATCAATATCCGCCCAAGACAGCTTCGCCTGGTCGGAGATCGCCTGTCCGGTATAATAAGCGAAGAGGATTATCGAGCGCCACTCCGCGTCCGCCTCGCGCAGCAGCGCCTGCATCTCGGCCTCTGTGAACGGCCGGCGTTTTCGGACCTGCCCTCGGCTGGAGAGCCCGCGGACATTCTCCGCCGGATCATGCGCAAGCAAGCCGTCAGTCCGTGCGGAGCGCAGCACCTCGCGCAGCATCCGCAATGCCGTATTCACGGTTGCCGAGCTGATCCGCTCAGCCTCGTTGTCGCGCCAGGCAAGGACATCCTCCCGCTGCAGCTCTGAGAACAGCGTGCGCCCCCTTGCAGAGAGAAACGGCGCCAGCGTTTTCAGGCGAGCGTCATAGTTTGCAAACGTGCCCGAAGAAACCTCACCCTCCTTCGAGCGCAGCCATCGCTTGAGAAACTCAGCGATCGAGACCGATTGCATTTCCGCGCCCAGGACTTCGCGCGAGAGATCAGAGATCACCCGCTGCACCTGTGCCATCGTCTTCTTTCCACGGGCGAAAGCCTCGAACTCGTCCGCGAGCTTCTCAGCTCGCGGACGGCTGCGTTCCTTGGTTGAGCGCTTCCTTCTCCGGCCGTGCTTGTCAGTAAAACAAGCGGTCCAGAATTGTGACTTCGGGTGCTTCCAGACCGATGCCAT